ACGAACAGATTGACCCACCCAGCCAGCGCGCCCAATCCCAGCGCAGAGGCCACCCAAGTGGCGGCTTGCTGCACGCTGCTGCTGGCTTGCGAAGCGGGCGACGCAACGTGCGGCGCGATCTGTGATGTGAATTTGTCCACAGTGCTCAGTCCCACAGCTTGATGGTTTGTTCGGCGGCGGTGGCTGATGTGGATGTGCTGGCGACCAAATCCACCGCTGTGCCCATGGGCAGGATGACGCCCAGGTCAGCTAGGCCTGGGTTGGCGTTGAGAGTGGCTTCCACCACGCCGCCGGCGGTGGTGCCGAGGTGGCGGGCGCACAGCTCGTCCAGCGTATCCCCCTGCAAGGCGTAAACGAGCATCAGAGTGCCTCGGCAATCCAGCGCGGGCGGCCCAGCAGATCGTGTACGGCGTTGCGCACGGTGCGCATGGCAAGCGGGGTGCGCTCATCGGCGGCATCGGCGCGGCGCTCGCCGGCGCGGGTGGTGTCCAGATCCCGGTATTGCTCCAGCACTTCTACTTGCGCGGCGGCGTAAATGGCGGTGCGGTACTGGATGAGCTTGATGCTGTTGCCGGCTACGGTGGGCGCGGGCACGTCTGCCAGGCTGGCATAGCCCTCTTCGAGTTTTTTGGCTTGCCACTTGGCGCACTCGTTGTTGATGCTCTGGACAGCCCAGACCACGGCTTGGCGCAAGCGCTGAGGGGTGACAGTGTTGTCTATGCGGGTGCTTGAGCGGAGGTCGTCAATGTCAATATCCGGCCACCAGCCATCGTTTTGCACGATGGGGTCAACAGGTGGCGTGGTAGTGGTAGCGCTGGGGTGCGCGACAAAGCTCGACATGCTGGGCATCCTCTGCTGTGGTGGAAGTTGGGCGGTGATCTGGTGGGTTGCTAGGGGGAGGCGCACAAGGCGCTGATCTGACAGCCATCAGAGCCGCCCGGCTCCGGGGTCGGAGAGGGTCAGCCGGCGCCGGATGCGCTGGCGGTGGCCTGGGCATCCGGCGCGGCGGATTCGGTTTGCGCCGGCGCAGCTGGATCGGCGGCGGTGGCTTGGGCGGCTTTGTCAAACGAGCGCAGCGCACGCTCTGCGCGCTCGATGTCCTTTTTGACGCCCGAGCCGTCGAACAGCTCAAGCGCGCGGCGCAAATGGGGCAGAGCCAGATCCAGCACGGCGCGGCTGAGTTTGGCAAAGTCCACCTCACCAGACACCTTGCCAAGCATGGCGTAAGCGATGGCTTTGTGGAGCTTGGCGCGGACTTGATCGTGCATGTCCGACGCGCCCGTCAGCTCCATCACGTCACCGAGCACAGACACGGGGTCTGGCTCATTGGCCGGCCACTTGCCGGTGAGGTAGCCCAGGGCAAATTCTTCGGCCAGGGTGGTGGGCAGGCTGCGGTCGAAGGTGGCCGGCGTGTCCAGGTTGTAGCGCATGGCGTAGGTGGCCATGTCCAGCGCTTTGCCGAATTTGGCGCAATCCAGGTGCCAGATCAACAGGGTGCTGAACACCTCGTCTTGCAGGCCGGAGCCGCTGGCCAGGGTGGTGTTGACCCAGTCGTCGTACAGCGGCAGGTAGGTGGCCTTGGCTTCGATCTTGCGCTCGGTGGAGGCGATTTGCTTGAGCGCGGAGCGGTGTTGCGCGAGCTGAGCGCGCAGCAGGTCGTAAGCGCTACCGGTGATTTTTTGGCCGGTGGCAGCCACTTCGCGGGTCACGCGCTTTTTGTGCTGCGCCAGCAGCGATGGGCTGCGGCGGGCCTGGGATGGGATTTCGGGTGTGCTCATGGTCATTCGGCAAATTCGATGTTTTCGATGAGCACCACGGCTTCGTAGTCCTCGACCACATAGGCCTCGTTCGAGGAATCGTAGGTCTCGATCCGGTCGCGCCTGGGGTTGTCAACCACCATGCGGCGGCGGCCCCCCAGTTGCCAGTAGATGGCCAAGTTTTTGGGGAGGGTCAGCAACATGGTGCCCGTGGGGAACTGCGGCACTTGCACCGCCTGCAAACCGCCCAAGCGCTTTTGGCTCAGGATCATGTCCGCCGCGTTGGCCTCGGTGGGCTTGTTGCTGTTTTCGTTCACCAAGGGGAACAGCTTGTCGTGCATCAGATCACGGCTGCAAATGGCGCGGATGCGCTGATCGTCACGCCACCAGGGGAACAGGCGCTGGATGTTGTCGTACACCAGAGCGTCCAAAGTCTTGTAGTCGGCGTTGGCTGCGGGGCCGTAGGTGACTTTGTTGGCCACTGCACCCTCGTCCATCACTTGATCGGGGGCGTTGGTGCGGATGTGCTCAAGCCAGCCGATGTTGACGTCTTCTAGCTTGGGGTTGTTGGTGCGGTTTGTAGTGGCAGCGGCAGAGGTGCCATGCCAGCCGATCATGATCCGGTCTAGCGCTTGGCGCTCCAAGATGGCACCAGCCAAGCGGGCCTGGAAATCCGGGAACTTGGCCCACATGTCCAGCATGGCGTACTTGACGGCGGTGTCAAAGTCGGTTTTCTTCGCTTCGAAACCATCCGCACTGAGTGCGGCCACATCACGCGGAGAGCGCTCGGTGCTGTCGGTGTTAGTTCGGCCAGCAATGGTGCCGCTCACGCCCAGGCCAACCTTCTCACCCTTCAGCTCATCCACCGGCACCATGCTGATGGCTTGTAAAAAGCTGCTGCTTTCTTGGATCTTGGTTTCGATGATTTGCTGCACGGTGGGCGCAACAACAAACTTGGTGGAGGTGTCAGCAGTGCCGTTTTTGGCGGCCATGTTGGCCAGCCAGGCGGAGTACAAAGCACGGGTGGCGGATTGCATGAGCGGGTTCCTTGTGGGGGTTTTTTAGAGATGGCGGCGGGGTGGGGGAGCTAGATCAGTAGCCTTCGTTCACCTTGGCGCCAGTGCCGCCGGTGGCCTGTTGTCGGTGCTGCTGGCTGGCGTCTTGCTTGTCGATCTGGGCGTACTTGTCTGCCAGATCGGCCACTTGCGTTTTGAGTTCGGCCAGCGTGGTTTGCTGGGTTTTGAACGCATCGGCAGCCTGTTGCAGCACGGGCAGCATTGCGTCAACACGCGGGTCTTGGCCGTTGGCTCCGCCGGCGGCACCACCGCCGGCGGAGCTGGAAAACTTGCTGGCCAGGGCGGACATGGAGGCGGTGAAAGCATCCAGCACCGAGCCGATGGCGCCCACTTCTTCGAACGACACGCCATCAACTTCACAGACCGCGCTGTAGAGCTTTTCGGGGTGCTTTTTGGCCTGCACTTGCGTGCTGAATTGCAGCACCTCGGTGCCGGTGGAGGCGGGCGAATCGGTGAACGCCAGGCCTTCCAAATAAGCGCGGCCCGTGCCTTGGAAGTTGGGGTTGATCTCGATAGAGCTGAAGATTTTTTGCTTCAGATCGTTAACGATCGAAACCATGGTGGGCAGCGGCTCAAGCGTGGCGTACAGGCCCAGGATGTTGTTGGCGTCGCGCTTGGCTTCGACGGACAACACATCACCGTAAGCCTTGAATTCGCTGTTTGGGCTGTAGCCACGCAAATGCTCAAGCCAAATGCGGGCTTGGTATTTGGTGGTGCTGTACGTGGCCGCCATATCGTTGATTTGCTGCTCGGTGATTTCCCGGCCATCAATGGTTTTGCCGGCCACAGCCACGCGAAACTGCTTGGCCTTGTATTTTTTGACGGAGTCGCTCATAAATCCTCGCAGTTTTCGCCAGCTGTAATGGCTGTATGGGTTTGCTATGGCTGCATGATCTGGTTTTTATTGGTTTGCGCCTAGCGAATGATGCGCAGCTGAGCTACAGCTTTGAATAAAACCCTCGCGTGTACGCGTGGTGTTGCAGACACTGCGCAGCATGGGCAAACAGCGCACGACAAATACAACCGCAATAACCAACGCAATCACAGATTCTGGGGCTGTGTTTGCCGGTGAGGAAAGCCGCGCGCATGCAAAAGCAAAAGCCCGTTCGCTGTACTGGCAGGGCTGGCGAATTACCTATATTGCGGAGCACCTTGGCATTCCACGCACCACGCTGCACGACTGGCGTGAGGCTGAGGGCTGGGATGAGGCCAAACCGCTAGACCGGGTGCAAGGCACACTTGAATGCCGGCTGGTGCAGCTGATTTCCAAAGAAGACAAAACCGGTGGAGACTTTAAGGAAATAGACCTGCTAGGCCGCCAGCTGGAGCGCACGGCACGGGTGGAGCGCTACAAGTCAACAGGCAAAGAGGGTGACCTGAACCCTGCGGTGCATAACCGCAACGCTGGGCCAAAGAACCAGCCGGTGCGCAACTACTTCAGCCCGGAAGACATTGCAAAACTTGAAGAGGCGTTTACTGATGCGCTTTTTGGCTACCAAAAAGTTTGGCTGCGCAACGGCACAAAGCGCACACGGTTTTTGCTTAAAAGCCGGCAGATTGGGGCGACTTGGTATTTTGCGCGTGAGGCGTTGCTAGACGCCATCAAGACGGGCAAAAACAAGATTTTCCTGAGTGCATCCAAGGCGCAGGCGCACGTTTTCAAAAGCTACATCAAGAGCTTTGCCATGGAGGTGTGCGGCATTGATTTGCAGGGTGACCCAATTAAGTTGTGGAACGGCGCAGAGCTGATTTTTTTGGGCACCAATGCGCGCACAGCGCAGAGTTACAACGGTGATTTTTTATTTGACGAGTGTTTTTGGGTTCCAAATTTCGAGGAGATCAATAAGGTTGCCTCTGGCATGGCCATGCACAAACATTGGCGCAAAACGTATTTTTCAACGCCTAGCAGTATTCAGCACCAAGCTTATGCGTTGTGGAGTGGTGCGCGCTATAACCGCAACCGGCCAAAGGATCAACGCATTTCACTGGATTTAAGCCATGAAAAACTAAAAAGCGGGTTTGAAGGCGAAGACCATATTTGGCGGATGATTACCACTCTGCTGGATGCGGAAGCCGCCGGCTGCGATTTGTTTGATGTTGAAGAGCTGCGCACAGAATACAGCCCTGATGAGTTTGACAACCTGCTGATGTGCCAATTTGTAGACGACACAAAATCAGTGTTCCCAATGACCATGCTGCAAAAGTGCATGGTGGACAGCTGGGTTGAGTGGACAGACTACAAAACATTTATTGAGCGCCCTTTTGGTGATAAGCCTGTTTGGGTTGGTTATGACCCGAATAAAGGCACTTTGAATGGTGATGGTGCGGCGTGCGTTGTAATGGCTCCACCGGATAAGCCGGGCGGTAAATACCGCATGCTTGAAAAACACCAATGGAAGGGGCTTGATTATGAAAAGCAAGCCGAGGCCATCAGGCAAATTACGTTGCGCTACAACGTGCAGTACATCGGTATTGATTCCACCGGGATTGGTGGAGCAGTGCATACATGCGTGAAGCGGTTTTATCCGCAAGCGGTGGCTTACGACTACAGCTTGGCTAGTAAAACAGCTTTGGTGTTGAAGGCTTTTAGCGTGGTGAGCAAAGGGCGGTTTGAGTTTGATGCTGGGGCCACCGATGTGGCGGCGCACTTTTTGGCCATCCGCCGAGTGTTAACCGCCAGCGGGCGCAACACCACTTTTGAGGCTGGGCGCAGCGAGAGCACCGGCCATGCAGATTTGGCATGGGCGTGCATGCACTGCTTCATCCATGAGGGTTTGGACGGGGTGGATGGCCTGGGCGCCAATTCGCAAAACATTTTGGAGATGACATGACGTCAGCACGGCGCGCCAAGCGCATTCAATTAAGCCAGCAGACGGCCAACAGCACCCCAGCCGCCGCCCCAAAAGCGGCAGAAGGCAGCGGCATGGAAATGTTTACCTTTGGAGACCCTGAGCCTGTTTTAGACCGGGCGCAGATGATTGAGTACATAGAGGCTGCCTGGAATGGGCGGTGGTATGAACCCCCCATTAGCGTGGATGGTTTGGCGCGCTCGCTGAGGGCCAATGCGCACCACGGCAGCGCCATTTTTTACAAGCGCAACCAGCTGCTGAAATTATTCAAGCCGCACCCATTGCTAGACGCTGAAACATTTGGGCGCTGGGTGCTGGATACCGAGGTGTTTGGCAACGGCTACGTTGAGCGGCGCACTAGCCGCACTGGCCGGGTGCTGACGCTTAAGCATGCGCTGGCCAAGTACGTGCGGCGCGGCAAAGAGGCCAGCATGTGGTTTGTGCCAAACGGCTGGGATTTGCCGTATGAGTTTGAGCCTGGTTCGGTTTTCCAACTGATGCAGCCAGATATTCACCAAGAGGTTTACGGGCTGCCTGAGTATTTGGGATCGATGCAAAGCGTGTGGCTGAATGAAAGCGCTACGCTGTTCCGGCGGCGCTTTTATAACAACGGCAGCCATGCGGGTTTCATCCTTTACGTGAGTGACCCAGCAGCCAATACAGAAGATGTGGATGCCATGCGCACAGCCCTGAAGAATAGTAAGGGGCCGGGTAACTTCCGCAACTTGTTTTTCTACAGCCCCAACGGGAAAAAGGACGGCATCACGCTCATTCCCATCAGCGAGGTGGCCGCCAAGGACGAGTTTTTTAACATCAAAAACGTGAGCCGTGATGACGTGTTGGCCGCTCACCGCATCCCGCCCCAGCTGCTGGGCATCATCCCCAACAACGCCGGCGGATTTGGAAGCGTGCGGGAGGCAGCAGACGTTTACCACCACAACGAGATTGAGCCCATGCAGCGCCGCTACGAGTTGATTAACGCCTGGGTTGGTGAAGAGGTGGTGCAGTGGCGCGAGTATTCGGCAGCGCCGGCAACACCTTTGCCGGCCATGAAGCCGTAAAAAAAGCGGGTGACCTGGTGGCGTGACGCAACACCCCACCAAGCCCCAGTTGCAGAACGTGCCTGCAAGCCGGCTAGACCCGCCACTCTGATCAGAGCGCGGGCGAGCCTATCAGCGTTGGCCAGCAGTAAATGCCAACGCAAGGAAACGGTTTGCAAAATGAATGACATTCGGTGCGGCCACTGCAAAAAGCTGTTGGCTAAGGGCACTGTGCTGATCATCTTGATCAAGTGCCCACGCTGCGGCGGCATGCACAGCGAGCGAATGGCCCCGAGCCACAACCAGCCAGAGCGCCAACGAGCGTCAAACCAAAGCCACAACACAAAGGCACTGACGACTCATGCGCAAACTGACGACGCTTAAAACACCTGAGACCCCCACCAGATCGGTGCTGCGCTACTTTGGCGGCAAGTGGCAGATTGCCCCTTGGGTGATCCAGCACCTGCCCACGCAGCACCGGATTTACGTTGAGCCGTTTGGCGGCGCAGCCTCGGTGATGATGCGCAAACCACGCTCCACGGTGGAGGTTTACAACGATTTGGATGAGGAGATCAGCGGCATCTTCAGCGTGCTGCAAGACCCCGTGCAGTGTGCTGCGCTGGTGCGCCGCTTGAAGCGCACGCCGTACTCACGCATGGAGTTTGAGCAGGCCTTCATTCAAACCACAGACCCGGTGGTGCGGGCGCAGCGGGCCATCGTGAGGGCGTACCAGAGCTTCCACCATGCATCGTTGTTTGACTCGAGCAAGACAACGTTTGCCGATGCACTGCACAAGACCAGCAGCCCAAAGTCACGGGACTGGGCCAACTACCCACGCAGCCTTGGGGCTGTTCACCGGCGGCTTCAGGGCGTGGTGATTGAGCGCAGGGATGCGCTCGAGGTGCTGAAGGTGCAGGACTCACCAGAGACCCTGTTCTTTGTTGACCCCCCCTACCTGCCAATGACACGCACAGCAGCCGGCTACCGGCATGAGCTGACCACCACGCAGCACATCACATTGCTTGATGCGCTGCTGAAGGTGCAAGGCATGGTGGTGCTGGCCGGCTACCCCTCTGAGCTGTACGACAGGATGCTGACGGGGTGGATGCGGGTAGAGCGCCAGCACGTAGCGGCCGGCAGCCGACGCCCCAGGAC